TTGATCCTACTACTTCAGGCACTACAGCGTTCACAGACTTTGCAGACGTAACCTTTAGTTCAAGCAGTATTACCGCACGGGGCGCGTTGATTTTTAATGATTCTGCTTCTGGCGACCCTGCTGTATGCGCGTTAGATTTTGGCGCGGATAAAACGTCTAATACGGGGGATTTTACTGTCCAGTTTCCTGTAGCAGACGCATCGAATGCGATTATTCGCATCGCATAGCGAGTAATCTGTGTCAGACTTATTTGGATGGGGCAGAGGTACTTGGGGCGCAGGCCCGTGGGGTGAAGTAAACCCTGCTACAGTTACGGGCGTTGCAGGTACTGGCGCTGCTGGAACAGTTACTGTTGGGCTGGGACAAACGATTGTCCCAACGGGTGTTGCAGGTACTGCGTCAGTTGGTAGTGTAACCGTTGCATTACCCGGCGTGGCTATCGTAGTTGGAGTTTCGGCAACAGGGGAAATAGGATCTTCTGTTAATGTTTGGGGCTTGGTAGACACCTCCCAGACCCCAAATTGGGAAGAAGTAGCCTGATGTTTAAGCAAGTTATTAAGGGTTCAGAAAAGCCCAAGACTAAAAGTCGGAGAAGATAGATGGCAACTTACGTTAACGATTTACGGCTCAAAGAAATAACCACTGGCGATGAGTCAGGAACTTGGGGCACCAGTACGAATACAAATTTGGAGTTGATAGCTGAGGCTTTTTCCTTTGGGACAGAAGCTATTACGACTAATGCAGACACCCACACGACTACGATTGCTGATGGTTCTACTGATCCGGGCCGTTCGCTGTTCCTGAAGTACACCGGCACTTTAGATAGCACTTGTACGATCACGATAGGGCCGAACACGATCAGCAAGCTGTGGTTGATTGAGAACGCAACCAGTGGCTCACAGAGCATCATAATCAAGCAAGGTAGTGGTGCTACGGTCACAATTGCTAACGGCTCCACGAAAGCGATCTATAGCGATGGCGCAGGTGCAGGTGGCGCGATGGTCGATGCTTTCGTTGACCTTGATCTTACTGGCACGACAACGGTTTCGGCACTGACCGCATCTGGGGCTTCTACGCTTTCAGGCGGTGCAACAATATCTGGTACGACAGCCGTTGCTACGCTTACTGCTTCTGGAAATGCGACAATCTCTGGGAATGCGTCAGTCACTGGAAATGTAACTGCTGCAAACTTAAACGCCGATGCTACGGCAGGAGTGTATGGCAGTTCTTCCAGCCCTGTAGTATTTACAGTTACAGTAGCCTCTAAAACTTCGGCGCATCCGTATAACGGAGATGGAAGCAGTTCAGGTTATTTCTTCGACGGGATTGAGTCCCCTGCGATCAGCCTGCACGGCACGGATAGCGTCACAGCTAACAGTGAATACGTTTACCGCTTTGACCAAGCAGACGGGTCAAACAGTGGTCATCCTTTGTTGTTTTACATGGATGCCGCTAAAACAACAGCTTACACCACGGGCGTAACAACTAACGGTACTCCGGGAAGTGCAGGAGCTTACACACAGATAGCAGTAGACAGAGAAACGCCCAGCGTTCTTTACTATCAGTGTTCAAGCCACGCTTACATGGGTAACTATGCCTACAACGCAGCTTCTACTAACTTAAATGGCATCAAAATGCCGACGGCTGATGGGAGTTCGGGCCAAGTCTTATCAACTAACGGTTCGGGAGTGTTATCTTTTGCTACTGTTGGCGGGGCTTACAATTCTTGGCTTGTCAAAACCAGCGCATATACTGCTCTAGCTGGGGATCAAATTATTGTTAACAGCGCGAGCGCAGTCACAATAACGCTGCCTGCTTCTGCAAGTGCTGGAAATACAGTAATTATTAAGGCCACAGGTGGCGGTACAGTAACCGTTGGGCGTAACTCACAGAAGATAAACTCAACGGCGGCTGATGGAACCATACTAAGTGGAAGTTCCTCTCAGCTTGTATTTGTAGACGCTACAATTGGATTCTTAGAAATTTAGAGGAGAAATCAGATGGCAGTTCTTTTAGGTGCAAAACCACCAATACCCACAGCGCAGTTTGTTATAGGTGAGTCAAAGACTTTTACAGCCCCAATGACAGGAACTATTAAAGTAATTATTACTGGCGGTGGGGGCCAAGGCGCGTTTCTTGCTAATAAAAATTCAACACCAAATTCAAATGTTGGTGACGCTACAGGCGGCGGTGCGGGTGGTTATAGTGAAAAAACTTTTGCTGTAACAGCAGGAGAAACCTTTACGATTACTGTTGGTGCTGGAGGCTCTAGTGCGCTTGCACCAAATGACATTAACAGTAGTAGGGTAGGCAACGCCGGGGCCAACTCCAGCTTTGTTACAGCTTCCGCAGCGGTGTCTGTAAGCATGGCTGCTAACGGTGGGGGCGCTGGACAGTTTAGCGCAGCTACCTCTAGTGCTGTTACTACTGCTGGAGGAACAGGCGGCACAGCTAGTGGTGGAGACTTCAACTACACAGGCGGTGCTGGTGGGTCTATTACAAGAGTTGCAAACAACAGTAAAAGTGCAATGACTACAGGAGGCGGGGCTGTTGCTCTTTACGGCACAACTTACCGTGGTGGTAACATAACGTTAGGCACCGCTAATGAAAGTTCATACATGATTGGCTCTACTGGTGGCGCAGGTGTTGGTGGTAACGGAGGCGACATTGCTTTCTCTGGAACTGGCTCCAACGCACGTTTTAGTGCTGGTGGAAGTGCAAGTCGCTCAGGCGCATCAGATGAGTCAGGGAGCGGTATGAGTACCAGTATCATCATGGCCGAGACGCCGGGAGCGCCTATGACCTCCTCTACAATTAGTCTTATTGATGCCCAAGGTTTTGCATACGGAGGAATGTATTCTTACAACGCGAGTCCTTCCGTTTCTACGTCTGGATTTGGCGGTGGTGGCGGCGGTGCTACTGGATACAACCAAACTCCTAGTTACCAATACTTCTACTCTTATGCAGGAACTGCTGGTGGCTTTGGTGGAGGAGGCGGTTGTACTTTTGTCAGTGGTGTGGATTACCTTTCTACTGGTCAAGTTCGAGCAGGCCCGGGAGGCACTGGTGGTGGTGGTTCAGGCGCTTACAGCGGCCCGTTTTCTACCATGACATCTGCTACCTACCGTTCATGGGCGGCGGCTGGCGATGGCCTTTGCATCATCATGTACATTTAGAGGAGGCTACAATGGCTATTTACATTATAAAGAATGAAAGCGATGAAGAAGTTAATCGCATTGTGGCTACTCAAGAGTTTGTTGAGGCAAACCATGCTGGTAGATACGAAGAGGTTATTCCGGCCAAAAGTCCTGTGCCAGCAGAATCAACAGCCCGTAACTGGCGTAATGAAGAGCTAGAGGCTACAGACTACATTGTGCCCCTATCTGACCATCCGCAACGAGCAGCGTACATAACGTACAGAACTGCACTACGGGATTGGCCTAGTACATCAGACTTTCCAGACACTAAACCAACACTGGGATCATAACGATGGAATTCTTAATCAACGTATTTCATGGCGTGACCTTTGCCATAGCACTGTCAGCAGTGTTGTGTGCAACAACGTCCCCGCCAAACAACGAATGGGCGCAGAAAGCATATCGGATTATGAATATCATCGCTTTCAACGTCTGGAAGTCTGAAGACAAGTAGCACCCTGTGGATATAGGGTCAGTCAGCGACACTGCTCAGGTTAGCTGGAAGCAGATAGCGGTTCAGAAGCAAGAGCGCCTGCGAACGGGTGCCGAGGGTGAGACTGTGCGGGAGGCTGTCGAGACGATTATCCCCACGATCTATACCAAAGAAGGCAATAAAGTAGAGGCGCAGCCACTTGCGCCAACCCAACGAGTGAATATATCGGTATGAGCGACAAAGGCGAACAAGCATTAAACGAAGTCAACGCGCATGAGCGCGAGTGTGCGCTTAGGTATGCTCGTATCGAAGAGCGTTTGTCTGAAGGCTCTGCCAAGTTTAAGCACCTAGAAAAACTGATATACGGACTGTATGCACTGATTGCAGCGGCTGCATTGCCGCAGTTCTTCCTTGGCGGCTGACCATGATTGGTGAAATCGCGGCTATCGTGGCTGGCGTAAACGCGGCTACAAGTGCGATTAAGCAGGTCGCTGAGACCACCAACGACATTCAATCCATCTCGGGGTTTCTATCTGCGCTAGGCGGCGCAGAGGTAGAGCTTCAACGCGCCCAAAACGAGGGCAAGCTGTCAGAGGCGGATGCAGTAAAGGCGGCGCTAGCAAAGAAGCAGATCCAAGAAACCATGCGTGAAATCAAGGATCTGTTTACCGTTAGTGGTAACGGACAGCTATACCAAGAAGCTATGATGGCGATGGCAGAGGCCCGCAAACAGAAGCAGCTTGAGTTGGCTAGAGCAGCGGCTAGAAAGAAGAAGTTTTGGAAAGAGGTCAGGGAAATCTCTTTCGTCATTGGAATACTGGTAATTCTTTTGCCCATGACGCTGGCGTTATTGCTTGGTTGGTTAACACGATGATGGCCTTTTTGCTTGTCGTGGTTGTGAACGGGGAGCCTATAGATGATCAGTTTTACTTCCGCGATATCACGCGGTGTAACACGTTTGCCTATTATGTCAGCACAGGCAAAACTAAAATCAACAACCGCTATCAGATGCAAGAGAACATAACGGCGTATTGCATACCTAAGCGAGTTGCAGCAAACACGAAAACATGGGACTGATATGGCAGCTAAAAAATTACAAGAAGGTAGTGAGTACGCTGAATACGATGCCGATGGCGACGGCGTGGTTTCTGACGAAGAAATAGAAACTAGCAAAGAGTTGTTAGAGCTACGGCTTCACCATGAACGTGCGGATGCACAACGCGCCATGAGTTGGTTTGCGCTGTGGGGAATGCTTCTTTACCCGTCTCTGGTGGTCGCATCGGAGCTTTTCGGGCTGTCTCAAGCCGCGAAGATCTTAGGTGATATGGCTGCGGTCTATTTCGTGTCTGTTGCGGGTATACTGGCAGCGTTTTTCGGCGCTCAAGCGTGGTCAAACAGGAAATAAGATGTATCACTACAAAGCTGTATTAGTTCGTGTTGTTGATGGCGATACCATAGACGTAGATATTGATCTGGGGTTTGACGTGTGGCTCAAGAAGCAGCGCGTTCGGCTCGCAGGCATTGACGCGCCTGAGTCCCGCACCAGAAACAAGGCTGAGAAGGTCTTAGGGCTGGCGGCTAAAGCACGGCTTGTAGAGCTTTGTTCTGGCGAGATACAAATAGAGTCCTTAGGCAAAGGCAAGTACGGGCGTATTTTGGGTGTCCCAAGGACTTCTGAGGGCACCAGCATATGCCAGATTCTTATCGATGAAGGTCATGCGATAGAGTATTGGGGCGGAAAAAAGGTTTGGGTTTGGGCGTAACTACCCAGAAGAATAGCGAATAAGGGACAGATTATGAGCATTGTTGCATCACTGGTCGGCCCAGTAACAGGGTTACTGGATAAGTTCATTGAGGACAAGGATCAGAAGAATGCCTTGGCCCATGAAATTTCCACCATGTCGGAGCGTCACGCGCAGCAGATTGCTCTTGAGCAGATAGAAGTTTTGAAGCTCGACGCAAAGGGCAATTGGTTCCAATCGTCCTGGCGCCCGTTAGCGGGTTATACATGCGTACTAGGGCTAATGGTGAACTTCCTGATTTCGCCTATCGCAGCAGGGTTTGGCTTAATCATTCCTCAAGCCGATGCCGGTGTAATGATGCCTCTGCTTCTTGGGATGCTAGGGCTAGGTGGTGCTAGATCATTTGAGCGCGTCAAAGGCGTAGGAAAATAAATGACTAAGCTAATCGACATGTTGAAGCTGCACGAAGGTGTTAAATCGTACTGTTACAAATGTACACAGGGCTTTGAGACAATAGGCGTGGGCAGAAACATTTCAGAGTCTGGCCTTGGGTTGTCTGACGATGAGATCGAATACTTGCTGGCGAATGACATAGCGCGAGTGAAAGACGAGCTATCGGATGCTTACTTTTGGTTTAACGCCATGAACGAAGCGCGACAAGACGCGATGGTAGATATCTGCTTTAACCTTGGTTTGACTAGGTTGCGCGGTTTTGTAAAGGCTCTTGAGGCAATGTCGCGTGAGCAGTTTGACATCGCAGCAGATGAGTTTATGGATAGCCGTTGGGCTTCCCAAGTAGGTAACCGTGCGGTTAGAGTAACGGAGATGATCCGCACAGGTGAGTATCGTTAATGCCTTTACAAAAATACATATTTAACCCTGGCATCAATAAAGAGGGCACCGATTATACGGCGGAAGGCGGCTGGTTCGACGGGAACCTAGTTCGCTTTCGCAAGGGCTTGCCAGAAAAAATTGGTGGGTGGGTTAAATACATTACCGCTTCATTTAACGGAACAGGCAGAAAGCTTTTTGGTTGGACGGCCCTTGATGGTACAAATCTCTTAGGCCTTGGAACAAGAACAAAGCTGTACATTCAGTCAGACAACAGCTACAGCGACATAACGCCTATACGAGCAACTACCTCTGCTGGCGATGTAACTTTTGGCGCAACTGACGGCTCAAGTTCAATCAATGTAACTGACAGCAACCACGGCGCCGCTAAAGGTGACTTCGTAACTTTCTCAGGTGCAGCGTCCCTTGGCGGCAACATCATCGCTGCTGTTTTGAATCAAGAGTACGAGATTGATTCGATTACGAGCACCAACGTGTATGTGATCACCGCCAAAGACACTTCTGGAGCTACCGTAACCGCCAACAGTAGTGACAGTGGCAATGGCGGAAGTTCAGTGGTGGGCGCGTATCAGATCAATGTCGGCCTTGATGTGTTTGTGGGCGGCACCGGCTGGGGCGCGAGCACTTGGGGAAGTGGCGGATGGGGTTCTAGCAGTCCTCTTAGCGCCCTTAACCAACTACGTCTGTGGTCCATGGATAGTTTTGGCGAAGACTTGATAGCGAATGTTCGTGCAGGTGGTATTTACTACTGGGATACCAGCGCAAAAACGCTAGGCACAGACAGGGCGGTGAACATATCCGCTCTGACAGGGGCTAACTTTACGCCGACAGCCGCCCTTCAAGTTTTGGTATCCGACGTGGATAGACACGTCATTGCACTAGGCGCAGACCCAATAAACGACGCAGCGACTTCCAGAACAGGCACTATTGACCCTTTGCTTGTTGCCTTCTCTGACCAAGAAAACCCAGCAGAATGGTTTCCCACGGCAACCAACACCGCCGGTTCACTGCGCTGTTCTGCGGGATCACAAATTATTGGTGGCCTTCGAGCAAGGCAAGAAACTTTAATCTGGACTGACGTGGCGCTGTACAGTTTGCAGTTTATTGGCGCGCCACTGACTTTTGGGTTAAATCTGATTAACGAGGGCGTGAGCTTAGTTGGACCCAACGCAGCTATAAATACGCCATCAGGCGTGTTTTGGATGGACAAGAAGGGATTCTATTCTTACCAGGGCGCGGTTCAACCTGTTCCCTGTAGCGTCAGGTCTTATGTGCTGGATGACTTTAACGAAGCGCAGGCTTTTCAGGTCTTTGGTTTTGTGAACAAGCAGTTTGATGAAGTAGGTTGGTTTTACTGCTCCTCTGACTCAACCGTGATTGATCGATATGTAACGTACAACTATGTCGAGCAGACGTGGGCCATAGGCAATCTATCGCGCACTGCTTGGCTAGATGAAGGCATAGAAAGCTTTCCTCGTGCAACGGGCACTTCCAGTAGCAGCAACTATGTCTTTAGCCATGAAACAGGGTTTGATGATGAAGACTCGCCAATGGACAACGTGTTTATTGAAAGTGCCGACTTTGACCTAGGTGATGGCGAAGAGTTTCAGTTTATCCGCAGGTGCATACCTGACGTTAAATTTACGGGTAATTCCGGCGCTACACAGACCATGAACTTTGTTTTAAAAGCGCGCAACTTCCCAGGCGAATCACTGACTACGGATCAAACGACAGCGTTTACGGGAAACACTACTAAGATTGATACCCGTGCTAGAGGCCGACAAGCTGCTGTTCGCTTTGAATCAGATGACGATGGAGACACTGGTGATCGCTTAGGGGTTGGCTTTAGGATTGGTGGTACAAGGCTTGATCTACAGCCTAATGGTCGAAGATGAGCAAGATTTTACAAGGACGTTTGCCTTTTGCTCAGAACGGCGTCTCTGTAGACAGCGGCACGTTTAACAGAACAATACGGCTTCTGGAACTCAGTTTGGACTCGTTTGATCCAGATTCCACGCCGCAGTTCTCAAGGAAAGATAGAGACACGTTTAAGTTTAACGCTGGCGATGTGATTTGGAATACATCGATTAATACGTTACAAGTATACGACGGTGACGCTTGGATAAGCTTGTCCCAAGAGTTGCCATATGCGACTGACCCGCTTGAGGCGACAGGCCAAGTGGGCGCGGTCCAGGTAATAACCAACGGCAATATAGTAGTGAGTGTAGGTTCATGACAAAACTATGCCCTAGAGGTAAGGCAGCAGCTAAACGCAAGTTCGATGTTTACCCTTCAGCTTACGCAAATGCGTATGCCAGCAAGATATGTGCAGGCAAGATCAAAGACCCTTCTGGAGTGAAGCGTAAAGACTTCAAAGGGCCAAAGCCTAAAAACATGAATGGTGGTGGGTTTGCTGCTAAGCGGGCCAGAGTGATTGATCCGAGAGGGTTTAATGGCATGTTGTCCGGCAAGCGGCCAAGGACGAAGCTTACATGAGCTTGAAAGAATGGTTCGGCAAGGGCGAGAAAGGTGATTGGGTTGATATCGGGGCGCCAAAGGTAGACGGTAAGTTCCAAGCCTGCGGACGTGCTAAGGTGAAAGGCTCAAAGCGCAAGTATCCCAAGTGTGTGCCTAGGTCAAAGGCAAAAGCCATGAGCGAGTCTGAACGATCTAGCGCGGTCAAGCGTAAGAGATCCAAGGAGCAGGGGGTTGGTGGCAAACCGACTATGGTGAAAACTTTCGCGAAAGATGGCGGGCTTATCACAAAAAGAAACCACAGAGGATGTGGCGCTGTAATGCCTGATCGAAGAAAGAAAACAAGGTACTCCTGATGTTCAAACGTTATGCTCAAGAGTTTAGCAGCGGCGGTGAGGTCAAAGGCGG